CTGATGTTAATACTTCTGTAATAACCGAGTTAAATATTTTAACTACAGACTCTGAATCCGATGATGTTAAAGTTTCTGTAATTGCGATAGCAAACGTTTGAAGCACTGATTCTAAATCTGCAATTCTTAAAACTTCTGTAATTGCTTCAGCAAATGTTTGGGCTACAGATACTGAATCGGATACTGTGGAAGCTTCTGATATAACTGAGTTTTGCGTTCTTACTACAGTTATTGAGTCGGAAGATACTACATTTTCGGTTAATGTTCCCGCAAAAGAGTTGGTTGGTTTAAACGCTACAGCATAAGCATCCAGTGCGGCTGTTTGGGCTGTAGTGCCGGTATAAGAAGTGGTAGTTCCTGCTGAGGCTTGGTTAATATCAACCACCAGCATACCCGTGGTAGTGGTAGTCCTAGTTTGGCTAACCCTTTGCGTTGGTCCAGTTGGTGCAGTCCACGCTCTAGTTAAGCTAGAAGTTACTGCGCCACCATAAATACTTAATACCAAATCTGCTGCTGCGGTAGTTGTGGTGGTATTGGTAGCAACGGAAGTAGCCGATGCCGTAGCGACTGTACTTACAACATCAAATACGGCTGTTCCGCTATAGGCTAAAACGACTGCGGCTGTGGCTGTATTGGCATTAGAAACCGTTTGCGCTGTTTCAGATGCCCCTGCAACCTTGTACCATATTGCCGTAAATGGGCTGGCATTATGAAGAGCAACCTGCGTATAGCCTGTAGGAGCAGTACTAAATGTAGCACCAGAAGTACCTACAATGATTAATAGGTTACCAGCAGATATACCGGTTGGAAGCGCTGGAGTAGGATTAGCACCAGTAGATACCGCACCTACGTTAACAAATGCCCATGCCATAGTTAGCTTTGAGCGCTGTTAATAGGAGTCCAAGTAATATTATCTATATTGCTTATGGTAGTCCAAGCGCCAGATAAAGAATTATTAATTGGAGTCCATGTTGTATTTTGTGCATCGTTTATTTTAATCCACGCAGCGCCCAATAAAATCTCTGCTAAAGTAATATTTTCTGATATAACAATACGGTAATTTGTTTTTACAGTTAAAGAATCAGCGGGATTGATATTTTCAGATATAGAATTAACATATGTAATAGCTACTTTTACTAAGTCTGCTGCGGTAAGAGCTTCAGTTATTGCTGTTGTAAAAGTTGCAATAACTGCTTCGCTTTCGGTTTCCGAAAGAATATTTTCTAAAATTGATGTTACAAAATTAGACTTAACTGATGGTGTATCTGCTAATGTTTGACCTTCAGTAATCGTGCCATAAGCCGTCCGTAAAGCAGATATTAAGTCTGCCAAACTTGCGGTCTCTACAATTGCACTAATAAAAGATGCTGATACTGCATTAACATCATTTAGAGTTATAGCTTCTGAGATAGCCGAAACAAAAGAAGTGACTACTGAGGATGAGTCTGTTGGATTTATATTTTCTGATAATAACCCAACAAAATTTCCAAATCCAATTAATAAATCTGATAGTGTTTGGGTTTCAATAATTGAAACTGTATATTTTTGACCGCCAACCTCTGAATCAGCAAATGTAGCACTTTCGGTAATGGCAACAACATAACTAGAGCTGCCTAAAGCAGCAAACGATGATTGGGCAAACCCAGCGTATCCAAACATATCACAATACTACCCAACGAGAACCAGTAGAAACTGTAATTGTTGTGCCAGTAGCCACAGTAAATGGTCCTGCTGTCATAGCATTAGTACTTGCTGGCACAATATAAGAAGATGGGTTAGTTTGTGGATTTATATAAAACCCTTGGGTAGCTTTCATTACTGGGGCGGCTTGAGTTGTTCCGTCAAAAGTAAATGATGAAGATTGGGCAGGTGTTGTAGTTCCTTGCCCATAAGGAACATAATTTGTTGTATAAGTAACTGCTGACGCTTTACCATTAAATGTATTCCAATCGGTAGCGGTTAAATAACCATTTACGGAGGTTGTAGCAGCTGGTATTCCAATAGAGACAGCACTTGCACCGTTGTAACTTGAGCCTGTTAAAGGAGAACTAATAGTTAAAGCATTGGTTACTGACCCTGCTGTTGTAGCCGTTGTGGCTGTAGCAGCATTTCCACCAATAGAAAGACCTGAAGCTGTACCAGTAATATTGGTACCAACAAAAGACGCTGGAGTTCCTAAAGAACTTGCATTACCAGAAGCATCTAAGTTAACACTACGTCCAGAAGGATAAGTAACAAATATGTTAACAGTGCCAGAAAAAGTTACTGCAGCATTTGAATTGCTAGACTGGTAGATTGTGGTACGAGTAAGTGTTGGGCCTGTAGTTGAGTATGTACCAAGCCCTGTTTCCCAGTTACCAGAAGCATCAAAAGCTGAGTAATAGGTGGTGTTACCATTACCAACAACGGCAAAAGACTGGAAGCCAGTTACAGAGCCGCTTAATGTAAAACTTACGGTTGTATTGGCTGTTCCAGTCTGCTGTACTCTATCGTATAGCGCCAGAGCCATGTTAGGCTCCTATTAGCTAGTCGCTGTAGTTGTATAGGTAATTGCTAAAGAGTCACCGTTAGCTACTACTTTGTTACCGCCAGTAAACGAACCAGCGCTATACAAAACACCACCAGTAGAGCTAACAGTAGAAGCGGCAGCAGTTCCAGAGTTAATAAAGCAACCAAAAATTGTTGCTGTTGATAACATACTAAATGTCAAAGCGTTAGCGGCTTTAGAAACAATATTGGATGGCGATGCAGAACCATTATTGGTAGATGCAGTCCAGCTAGGAGCTTGGCGAGCTGCAGCAACAGTTGCAGGTGGCTCATACCAACCAGCGTGTGAAGCCATTGTGTCAGATTGGAAGTAGTTTGCAGTAGCAGAAGCTGAAGACACCAAACCAAGATAGTTAGCTCCTGAAGCTGTACCACCGCTCGTGCCAGTTAAACCAAAATAATAGTCAAACAATGCGCTTTTGCCAGCAGCAGTCACCAAGTTAGGTGCTTTGTCTTGCCATTTAATATTGCCGTCTTTATCGTAGCAAGTTACTTCATAGAAGCCTTGCATACCGATAGTTTCATCAGAGCCAGCGCCACGGGTAATAGTAGCAGTACTGACATCACCATAATTCGATTTTTCCATTTAAAACTCCTAACTAATTGTTAATACTGCTGTGGTTGATGTTGCCGTTGGGAAAGTAACGGTAAATGTATTTGAGCTAGTAATTGTGCTACCAAAGTTCAAAATAAAGCAAGCCGCCCCAGTGGTGCTATTGTAAACTAAAGCACCATTTGCGGAAAGGCTACCATTCCAAGTTACATTATTGAATGAGATATACGCTATATTATTCGTGGTATCTTGGGTTGGAGGGTTAGATATTGTCAATATTTGACCACCAGCCGCATATCCTGACCCTGTAGCTTCATTGGTGGTGGTATAGGCTGTGGTGGTGTTGTCTAGGTTAGCATTGCCATTATAAAGGGCTATTTTGTAGGTATAAGGGGAGGTGAGGTTGAAGTTCTCTAAACCCGACAAAATATTGGCTTTAAATAAGGTGGTCTGACCTTGGACGATTGGCATTATGTATTAACCTTTAGCTTGGTTTGACCATCTCTATAAGCATCGCCACGCTCTAAGCCATCGCCTAAACGTTTCATTTCGTTAAGAGCTTCTTGGAACTTATCTTCGTAATACTTAATAATATCCTGTTCCTGCTTTTGGAAAAGCATAGCTTCCCGCATAGCACCATAAAATAGCACGGGATCGTAGTTGTCGCCAAGCCAGCTAGTACCAGTAGGATTATTGGTAGTTGCTACAGAAATGGTAAATCCTGAACCAGTTCCGCCAATAGAAGAAGTTGCGGCGCTAAGTACATCGCCAACCTGATAAAAACTACCTCCATTTTGTAATGTAACGGATGACACATTACCGCTACTATTAACTAAAATATCCGCAGTTGCACCAGAACCCGATCCGCCAGTTAGTGAAATATTTTGGTATAAGCCGGGGCTATATAGAGTACCAGCGGTTAATGAGACATTCAAAGTAGCAATAACGCCCTGAACAATAGATACTGGATAGTAGAAATAATGGAGTTCTACGCTGTAACTTTGGTCAGGAGTTGGGCCGACAATAGCGGTTAGCTGATTGTAATTAGTAATAGAATTGCCAAAAATAGCGTAGTACTTAGGTAAACTCCAGCTAGACGAGCCATTATTGGGGTACGCTTCACGGATAAAGTTAACATCTTTGTTAAGTAGGTAAGTGTAGTTTCCGCTTGAGTCAACTACAGCAATCGAATAAGTGGAAAGCCAGTCAAACGGCAAAGTTAAATACTGGTTTCCATATGAGAATGTGCCTGTGACGTTCTTGCGTAATGATGGAATTTGAACCGCATTGTAAATACGAAGTTCCGCCTCTTCAACAAAGAAGGGAATATTCGCTACAAACGTTGTTTCGCTTGTTTGAGCGTAAGTCTGTATGTTATTTAAAAGCGTTTCGTAATTCATTTATTAAGCCATTGGTCCACGAGCAATACGACCCTTAGTAGCAGCACCATTTCCACGGGTTTCAACACCTTCAGTTTTTACTTTACCAGTACCATAGGCAACACCATTTGTTAATGGGTCACTAATAGAAGCATCTTTAGCAGATTTAGTTCTACCGTATTCACCATTGATCATAACTTCAGAACCGCTAATTACATTGCCTTTTGAATCATGTGGCTTGGCATAAGTTTCAGCAGAGCCTACTTCTTTACCCATTACTTTTTTAGAAAACTTAGCCATATTAACGACCTCTTGAAGAAGATTTCTGGTTAGCTACACGAGCCATATTGCGACCCATGCTACGTAAATTAGCCTGAGTTACACCGCCCTTAGCCATTTTCTTAATATCCATGCCGCCCTTTTTGAGCTTTAGCTTGGTATGTTTGCCGGGATGCTCTTGAGCATCGTGTTCTTTTATGGCTTTTCTAATTTCTTTGTCAGCCATAGCTTTATCTTGTTTCATATCTTCTTTTTTAGATTCCATCTTTGCCATTTTTTTACTCCTAAGTTGTTACTACAGTTACTGAATTAATATTGCCATTACCAACCAAATAATTGGGTGTAAGTTTTCTTTCAAAACCACTGGATCCACCTACTGGATACCAGCCCCACTGAATAACCCTACTACCGCCTTCTGGAAAACCAGCTTGGCTTTGGGATGTACCGCCTCCCTGATTAATTTGCAAACCGCTAGGACCAGAAGCGTAATAGCTTATATCTGGTCGTGGTTCACGCACAGCTTGTGGATCATTTACTGGATACATACCCAGTTGTAACTGAGGATGATCTGGATCCCAACATTCCTGACAAACTTTAATACTTACCAGCTTGGTCTTGATAGTGAGCTTTTTTAATTCACTGAGCTTATATCGTTGACCACATCTGTCACACTCTGCAATACTATGTTTGCCACTGGCATACTTAGTAGGCATTTTTACCTCGCATAGAACAGATTACGTGGAACAAATCGAATAGAAACCATTTCTCGATCTTCTTCGGTAGCTTGTTCTAACTGCGTCATGTATTCCATTTTTAAAGCAGCAGCACGTTGCACATCCATATTAGGGAGCTTCATAGATAAATAATATGCTAATCCAGCAACCAAACACGTAATCCAACGGAACGGAATATCTTGAATATATACACCTGTTCCAGAATCTTGAATGCGTCTCATGCGCCAGTAAACCAACGTATACGGAGTTCCATTATCCGGTGTGGGCCAGACAGCTAAAAACGGTAACTGTTGATTGTAAATTTGAGCGCCAGAGCTATGAGCCGCAGCAGTAGTATTGTACTGCCCACGGTAGCAATTTAAAAGCTGATTACCTGATAAATTGACGTAACCAATAATTTCATTGTCAATTTGAATAAATCCCGTGGATCGCATATTAGCAGTAGAGCTAAGAGTAATAGAAGTGGCAGAGGCTGTAAGAGAGCCAACCAAACTAACTCCCGCATAAATATTGGAGTTGCCTGTTTCACGGCTGTAATACGTCTGTATTGGGCGACCATAGGTAAGCTTATTGGGAATCGTTGAATAAGTAGATTCCGATATGCGATTTAAGTTAATATCTTGCTGGTTTGATGCACTAGCATTATTGGTTCTAGTAACCAAATCTAAAATGTCAATAGTATTAGCATCCACTGGATAGATAGCTTGACCATATACCAATGGAACAGATACCTCTTCCACTGTCCAAAGATTAATGCCCCTATTAGCCCATTCAATGGTTAATAGGTTTATTGACCGTTTGGCGGTGCGAAGGTCATATCCAGTACGTAGCTGCGAGCCACAACGCTCAAAGGCTTCTTCTACAAGCTCAGTGAGGTCAAGGTTAAAAGACGAAGTACCACTGGTATAAGCCATTATTTAGCCGTTTTAAGCCACGTTTTGTTCAGTTGATGCT